AAGGTAGGATACTTATCTGAACCTACTCGGATACCTTCTTCATTCCACTCCCATTGGTAGAAGTTGATCCCCTTGAGAGTATCTATTTTAACGATATTCTTTTTAAGACGGGTGTCGGACATCGCAGTAATTGCCGCCGCTGTGATAGTACCCAAGGCACCCCACTTACCGCTGCTGTCTGATCCGGCATTCGCTTGTGCGCCTAACTGGGCAGACAGTAACTGCGTCTCAAATTGCATGTCGCTGACTGCGCCTTTGAAGGCATAATCAAGGAGATTATCCACAGTATCCCACAACCGGTTCTGTGCTTCTTGAGTAAGGTCCAACCGGTTTTTAACATCTGTAGAAACCGCCTCAAACAACATCTGGGTGTTGGCGGTCATAACTGCTTGACGCCATTTGGCGTTAGCCGTGTCTACATTATACTGAAGATTCTGATAAAACTCATTTGCCGCTTGGTCTTGCTCTGCAGCAAATCTAGCAGCGGTGTTAGTCTCACCAGAATTAAACTGTGCCATTGCATTCATCTCAGCAGCATTTTGCTGCGCAATTGTCGCGTTTAACTGATCGTAGAATTTTTCAAATTCATTGTTCTGCTCTGCAGTAAACAACCTTTGAGTATTGATTACCTTCTGGTCCTCAAACAAAGCCTGCACCATAGCCTGCTTGTTGATTACTTCAGATTGCTGCTCGTTAGTCAGGTTGGATAAGTCCATCTGCAAAAAGGCTTGTGCATTGGTAACCGCCGCACTTTCCCGCGCATTTAAATTAGCCAATTCAAAGTTAGACAGTACTTGAGCCTTGTTGATGATAGACTGCTGACGGTTGTCTAGATTTTTAACCGTGAGCGTTTGGAAGAAAGACGCCTCGTTCTGAGCAACACCCAGAGTGGCTTCCATTATGGCATTTGAATACGCTTCAATGGCTGCTGATCCGGACATGCCTGAGAAGGCTATTGTGCGTCTGGTTTCTCTTGCAATACCCTGCGCCCAAGTTGGGATTATAGGCTCACCTTTTGAGTTTTTAAACTCGTCAGAGATGATCTTCATCTGGCCTACAGCAGTAGCCTTTGCGTCTGTGTAGTTGCCCTCTCCTAGTTTTTCGGCAAGTAGTTTACCGCCTATCGTAGTAGTATCGATGATGCTGGAAATACTCTGGCTGGCGAAATCATTCAGTGAACTTCCCAGTACGCCAGTACCATCTCTTTCAGCCTCTACACTGATTGTAATATCCTCATCATCTACAAGGTTATCACTGTCTATCGTACCAGTAGCAGCATCCACCTTAGTAGCGTCTGTGAGTTTGTCTGTAGCCGTAGAGATATCATAAGTTTCTGGCCCAGACGTGGATATAACTGGAGTGACTTCGGTAGCATCTTCGGTTTCGGCGTTATACCCAATATCATCGAAAATATCATACTTGGGATCATTACTGTCTAGCGTAGTACCTTCGGTATTAGCGTCCATCGAAGGCACTACATCTGCCATACTCAGACCTTTGCCTGCCAGCCAACTATCAGGATCGTCTATGATAGCCTGCATCTCGGCTTGAGATTTTACTAAGCCAGTTTCTTCAGACCATTTTAATACCTGATCTGATCCTAATGAGGGAGTGTAGGAGACAGGAGCAGGGGCTGCAGCGGCTGGGGCAGATACAAAGCCACCGGCGGCAGAGTTGCCGGTAGACTCATCGTACAGAGCGTCATAATCATTATCACCACCACGGTTGATAAATGTCGAACCATATTCAGTGGACCCTGCCGCATCTGCATTAGGGTTATTATCCATAGAGGTAGAAACTAAATTTCCTCCACTATATACTTGTCCATCATTAGGCGTGAAAAAATTAGACACAGACTGACCAAAACTATTGCCATCACCTAAGTTTTCGTTGCTACTCCAGAAACCCGCCATTATAAATTCTCCCTTTCAGTCTTACAGGCTCTAATCCGGTCACGCAGAGCAACGTAGTCAGTAATTGCAGTATCGATGGCAGTACTCGCGCTGGGTAGAGCGTCTAACTCGCCAGCCAGTTTTGCATTGTATTCATCTGAATAGGTTTTCATCGGTGGACAGTAGACTTCCAGATCAGTCCTATAGACCGTTCCCGCGCAGCCGGTCAGTAAGACCATTCCTGTCAGTAATATTATCTTCTTCATGTTCTGCCATTGCCTTGTAGAAGTCGGTATTCTTCTTCTCTGCCTGCAGATCATCCTGCAGCACTTTATTCTTTTCTTTAGAGGCTCCGGTGACCCGTCCCATGATGTAAATAATCGGGATAGCCATAGCCAAAGCCGCAATAATGTAGGTCTTTATTTTTCCGAAGATGAACACTAATGGACGCCTTCTTTATGGTCCTTCACCCTTGCATATGCTGCCAGTGCAATGCCTGCTATCGCCACCACCAAGAAGATGGTTTTCATACTGTCTGCGTAAGGAACCAGCATCTTCAATTGCGGTGTTAATTCGCCCAGCATAGTCGCAGTACCAGCCACGCCTACACCCGCCATAGTCTTAGACTTAGTGAGTTTCTTAGGAGCGTCTGCAGTCACCTTCTGTGGCATCTCAGGACCGCTCTCATCACTAGGTAAGGCAGCATCCATAGAGAAGACTGCAGCCTCTGCAGCACGGCGTCTGGTGAGGCCTGCCAGCGGCTGTAAGACGCCCTTAACACGCGCCTTATTCCACTTCATCATCTCAGCAGGGATGTCCTCATACTGGCCTTTGTTAATCTTCTTCAGCATAGTAGATGAAGCTAGATTACCTTCGCCCAAGTTGTACGTCCATGATACCAGAGCATCAAACTGACCTTGGCTGAGAGGCACGTTTACCTTGCGTTTTACGGCATCTTCAAACTTCTTCACGTCTACACGCAGACGATCCTCACACTCTTGAGTAGTCCACTTAGTGCCACTCTTAACGCCATAGGTTGAGCCAAATCCGCAAGTCCAAACTCCCGCCGGACAACGGTATGCTGATACCATGCCATCCGGCTGTACTCTGTGTAGACCTTCAAATTTCTTGATGAGTGCCAGACCGCTGTCTGAGATTTTAGTCGGGTGCATAGGTTTCCTATTAGTTTATTGCAGCTAGACTGCGTAGGTTGTTAATTGACTGATCGATGTTGATGTTCATTCTGCCAATTCCTTGGCCTTGCTGATTGAACTGGTCGAGGATTAGATTGCCTCTATCGTCCATACGGCGGTTGGTACGAATGCCATTGGAGTTAATAGTGCTTTCAATCAGTTGACCATTGTCATCAAATGCCGCGCCAATTTCTCCAAATTCCATACGCATATTAGCGTCTAAGGATGGTATGTTAGCTGCCTGTCTGGCGATATTACGCCCTTCAACAATCTGCCCTGCGTCTATACCACCGTAGATATCAGCCGTGGCTTGATTGGTCTGTTGGAAGCCGCCTTGCTGTGCAGCAAATTGATTAGAAAGGTTTTGCTGACCAATAGAAGATGCTTGCGCATAAGCCCCAAGATCACCTCTAAGCTGATTATTCATCCCTTCGTTTGATCTTTGCATATCGGCACGGCTTTGACCGGCTATTTCGACATCATCAGTATATCTGTCTACATAGTCATCAAACGAAGATACAAATCCTTCTTGATTGCCCATCATAGTATCTTGGTTCTGTAGAGACTGCGTAGCGTATGCGTCTGCTCGTCCAGAGAAGGCGTCTACGTCACCGGCTAGGGAGTTAATACCAGCAGCCCGTGCGGCTTCATTGGTAGACAGTGTATCGCCTACTTCTTGGAATCCAGTTTCCATATTGGTACGGGCATCTGCAAAGGAGGTATCCCTGTCTGCCTGCGCGTCAGAGAATTGAGTATCCATAGACGTGTTCATGTTGGCTAAACTTGTACCGGTGTCTTGGAAGCCTGTAGCCACATCGCTTTGTAGCGTGGTATTAGCCTGATCTACCGTGTCAAAACGAGTTCCCATATCGGCAAAGCCGGTGTCCTGCGAAGTCTGCAGATTATTAATACCAGTGGCGTTTGTAGCCAATCCAGTATCCGTTGCATCAAACCGTTGGTTCTGGGCAGTATTATAGTCATTCAGCAAGGCAGTTAGATTAGTAAATCCGGTATTTGTATTGGCAGTAACAGCATCCCGATTGGCAGTGGCGTTAGTATTAACGCCGTCCAGACGAGTGCCGATACCAGCGAACCCCGTGTCCATGTTAGTGCCAATAGTGCTTGCTTCATTATATAAACCTGTTGCTGCTGTACCATCGGCTCCATCCACACCGGCTACCCC